GCAGTATCTGGCGCATTCACTGCTGACAACCTAATTGATTTGGTTTACTCAGTGGACACCGCAGGCCGTACCCTTCCGGGAACTGGCTTCCAGATGAACGCAAAGGCAATCGCTGCCGTTCGCAAGTTAAAGGACACTGCTGGACAATACATCTTCCAGCCATCCCTATCTGCTGATGCTCGTGATCTATTGCTTGGATACCCAATCTTTGAGAATCCAGCTATGGCTAACCCAGCGACAAGTGCAAAGTCGGTTATCTTCGGACACCTTCCAAGTTACTTCGTTCGTCAGGTTGGTGGATTGCGTCTAGATCGTTCCGATGATTATGCATTCCAGAATGACCTAATTACCTTCCGCGCCACAATGCGCATTGACGGTAATTTGATTCAGACTTCACATGTGAAGTTCTTTGCAGGCGGAGCCAGCTAGTAGCAACACCCCAAAACGTGGAACCCCACCGAGAGCGCAGGCTTGGTGGGGTTCTGCTTTTGTTTGGGCAAGTTTTAATGTAAGGTCAAAGCACCTGCGAATAAAGGAATCTCCTGTGTCGAAACCATTAGCCATCGGATGGAACAGCAACGCGCCTTGGGCGAATACTGGTTATGGAACTCAAACAGCGCAAGTCACTCAGCGACTCAAAGCACTTGGTCACGATGTTGCAATCTTTAACAACTACGGTCTAGAGGGAAGCAACACAGACTGGAACGGCATCCCCGTTTATCAACGTGGCGCAGACCTGTACTCCAACGACGTAGTACCTGCACACATGCACGACTGGACAACGCGCCACCCTAAGCAAGGTCACATTCTTTTCACGTTGTATGACGTGTGGGTTTTCAAAGGTGATCGCTGGCTCGATTGGAACGTGGCTAGCTGGGTTCCAGTTGATCACTTACCAGTACCGCCAGAAGTAACTAAGTGGCTTGCGCGTGATGCAGTCACTCCTATCGCCATGAGCCAATACGGTCAAGCCATGATTGAGAACGTAGGCATTGAATCGCTTTATGCGCCACACGGAATCGAACCAGTCTTCAAGCCAATGAAGCGACACAAGGGAACTACCGGCAGAGATTACATTGGCGTTAGCGAGGACAAGTTTGTTGTTGGTATGAACGCAGCCAACAAAGGCGTAAGCCCTAACCGCAAAGCATTTGGTGAGAACATTCTTGCGTTCTCGATGTTTGCCCAGAAGCACGATGACGTAGTTCTGTATCTGCACACAGATCAGATGGGCGCACTAGGCGGAATCAGATTATTGCAGTTGCTTCAATCCTGTGGAGTGCCAGAAGAAAAGTTTAAGTTTGTTGATCCTTACGTTTATCGGAACGGGATAGACCAGCAGACCTTAGCCACAATCTATACGGCGATGGATGTTCTGCTTGCTACCTCTTACGGCGAAGGGTTTGGTATTCCTACTATCGAAGCGCAAGCCTGTGGCACACCTGTAATCATTAGCGATTTTGCAGCTTCAACCGAGCTACTAGGTGACGGCTGGCTAATTGACGGGCAACCATTATGGGATGCACCGCAGTCCTCTTGGTTCCACATGCCAAGCGTTCCTGCAATCGTGGATGCCCTAGAGCAGGCTTATCAGCGTGGTCGTGGCAGATCAGAAAAGGCACAGGAGTTTGCTAAGGCGTATAACGCAGATACCGTATTTGAGGAACACTGGAAACCCGTACTTACGGTTTTAGAAACGAAAGCCTACGAGCGACTCTAAGCATGAAAATAGGCTGGTACACGCATCACATAGAGAACACGCCTAAAGTGGCTGAGAATGGCTCTGTGAGTCCCACAGGACTATTCACGGGGCAGTTCGCAGGTGGGGCAGAAATGTCAGACTACGAATACCGTATGCAAGCACCTTTGGGTTATGAGATCGAGATTGTCACCCCATACACATTCGATACACATGACATACACCAATTCGATTCAGTCATTGTCACAGGCACAGATTTATTCACAGATGAACAGTTATACGAATTAAGCAAGCATGACCCGTTCGTGTTTGTGCATCACCTACAAACTCCACGCGCTGGACTGAACTCTCTGATTCGTAGCTCTCGCCTATTCGTAACCCATACCCCGGCACACATGCGCAAGGAACTGTCTTGGACTAAGCCACGCAAGACTGCGCAAGTTCTAAGCTACTTCGACACCAGCAAGTGTTACGACCACATGGACAAACAGCCTTACGCATTATGGGCAGGCAGAAGCCATCCGTTGAAAGGTCAGCTACGCGCTCACGCTTGGGCAGCGCAGGCAGGATACGAGTTCAAAGCCCTAACAGATGTACCGCGTGAACAAGTCCTAGATGCAATGGCAAGGTCTGAATGGTTTGTGCATTTGCCTTTAGCCTTTGAATCTGAATGCCGGGCAGTCATGGAAGCAGTGCTTTCAGGTTGCAGGATTCACACCAATGAGAATGTAGGAATTACAAGCGTTGATGACTGGCATGATGCAGATGCACTGCGCCACATGATAGATAAGGCAGGCGATACCTTTTGGAAACTCGTACAACAGTAGGTGTAGTTGCTATCTGTCACGGCTATCCACAAGACATCCCAGATTGGATACAATCCGTAAGGTTACTCAACCGCAAGCCAGACAAGATAGTTCTAGTTCTATTCGCTGACATAGATCAGTCTGACTTGGACTTAGACGGCATAACCGTTGTTCCTTGGTTTGATGACTTTGCATTTAGCGACATGATGAATCTGGCTTTTGAATACTGCGATACAGATTGGGTTTCTTGGATTGGCATAGATGACCGATACCGACCACACGCCTTGGACAAGATAGATACCTGTGAAGCCGATGTTCTAGCCCTTGGCTTTCAGTACGACACCGGGCAAATCTGGACACCAGCAAACGTGACGGCTGAACAAGTACTTAGCCTGCACGCAAACATGATTCCCTGTGGCTCACCAGTTAGGCGATGGGTCTGGGAACGCAACACTTTCGATCAAAGAATCGCGCCTTATGATGACTGGTGCTTTTGGATTGGAACGGCAGTAGCTGGGGCAACCTATGACTGCACCCTAAACATTGACGTTGATTATGCCTACGCAGGTCACGCAGTCCCATGCGATGTAAAGGCAAGGTCTACGGTGGCTCAGTATCTTCAAGAGCAACTGGCAAACAAACAAGTAGAATAGTTAAGACTTAGGAGTTACATGGCAATCACAAATGGCTACGCCACCCTTGCACAAGTTAAAGCAGCACTACGCATAAGCGATGCCGTAGATGACTCATTACTTGAAATGGCGATTGAATCAGCATCACGCGCTATTGACGGACACGCTGCCCGATACTTCTATTCATCTGGAACAGCCACACGGTTATACGCAGCAGATGATTCTTTTATTGTTCAGACTGATGACATTTCAGGTACGGCTATAACGCTACAAACTTCATCCGCAGGCGATGGTGTCTTTGATACAACGTGGTCGCCTATTGACTATCAGCTAGAACCACTTAACGGAAACGTAGACGGCCTTGCAGTTCCATTTACTAGAATCCGCGCTGTTGAAAATTACTTGTTCCCGGTAGAAGTTGAGCAGGCTCTTGTCAAAGTAACCGCAGTCTTTGGTTGGGCATCTGTGCCTATCTCAATTACGCAGGCTTGCATCATTCAGAGCAGCCGTATCTTTAAGCGTTTAGATTCGCCACTCGGCATAGCTGGCTTCGGGGACATGGGCGCGATGCGCGTTAGCCGTTATCTAGACCCTGACGTTGAGCAGTTGGTTGCGCCTTATCGCCGGGTTAGGAACTTCGCCTGATGGCTGACATTTCAGAGCTACGCGCTGGGATCAAAACCAACCTAGCAACGATCACAGGATTACGGGTTTCAGACTTTCAGCCTGACAACATCAACCCACCAGTTGCCATTGTCTTTCCTATCAGCGTTAATTATGACGAGACATTTGCGCGTGGGATGCAGACCTACACGTTCTCAGTTCAGGTAATCGTAGGCAGGGTTTCAGAACGCTCTGGGCAGAACTCCATAGATGCTTACATTTCAAGCACTGGAAGTAAGAGCATTAAACTAGCGATAGAATCAAACAAGACACTTGGTGGCAAGGCGTTCGATCTCAGAGTTACAGACATGCGCAACTATGGGGAACTACTTGTTGGTGAGGTAAACTATTTATCGGCAGAGTTCGTAGTTCTCTGCTACGCAGACTAAGGAGCAATACCGAATGCCAAAATTCGCAGCAACGGATTACAAAATCACAGTGGCTGGAGTTAATCTGTCCACTTCGCTTAACAGCGTTGAACTAGCACTAGAGTCCGATGACCTAGAAACAACTGCCTTTGGTGGAACTTTCCGTGAGCGCATTGGTGGTCTAAAGACTGGATCAGTAACACTTCAGTTTATGCAGGACTTTGGCGCAGCCTCAGTTGATGCAACACTGTTCCCGCTTTACAACACACTTGCAACAGTTGTCATTGTTCCAACTTCAGGAACCGTAACTTCAACTAACCCGAGCTACACAGCAACTTGCTTAGTGAATAATTATTCACCGTTTGCAAGTTCCGTTGGTGACATTGCAACATTCTCAGTTACTTGGCCGACATCAGGCACAGTGACACGAGGCACTGTCTAACTATGAAAATCAACCTGCGCGTAACTTTTAATGACAAGTCGGTAGAAGATGTATCAGCTACGGCTCGTGACCTTGTTGCATTTGAGGACAAGTTCACTAAGAGTGTTGCATCTTTAGAAACAGATTTTAGAATCACTGACTTGCTGTGGCTTGCATGGCACTGGCTACAACGTCAAGGTAAGACGAAACTTACATTTGACGAATGGTGCGATGAAGTAGACACTATTGAAGCGAGTGAAGCAAGCCCAAAATAACTGGGTTGGGTGACTCATCCCAACACTGGTATTTGGCTTATCTATCCTGTGAGACTGGCATTGCTCCGTCAGTCTTAATGGAAGAATCTGAGCGTATGCTTTTTACTATGGGAATGTATCTGCGCTGGCGAAACAGTCAGGGGTCATAATGGCAGTTCCAAAAATAACCGGCATTGCAGAAACCGTAAAGATACTTAATAGCATTGACAAAGACATTGTTAAACAAGCAAGAAAAGATTTAAGAACAGGCGCACAACCAGTTGCCAATGCAATCAAGTCTGCTATTCCTACACAAGCACCACTGCAAGGTAAGAGTGGAAGCACCAGCCCAACTCGTGGCATGATCCACAATGGGCGAACTAGTTGGAATCCATCTGGAGTTACCGCCAAAGTAAAAACTAACTTTTCTAAAAAAGCGGAACGTAGAGGAAATTCGTTAGTTTCAATTATTGTTGGTGGCAAAGGCAAGATGGGAACTGGTGGTGCTTCATTCCAAATTGCAGACATGGCAGGCCGTAAAGCTAGAGGTAAAACGGCATCTGGTCGTGCAATGATTCGCAAACTTAACTCACAAAATAAAGCATCTCGTTATGTCTATCCTGCTGCTGAACGTGAACTTCCATATGTCAGAGATGAAGTAGTTGCTACAATTAGGAAATTGACTAAAACGTACAATGACAGTCTGAAAAAAGGTTAAAAAGTTATGGCAATTATTGTTCCAATTCTGTCTACCTTTGACCCTAAAGGCGTAAATCAGGCTGATAAATCTTTTGCAGGAATAACCAAGCAAGCCAACATTCTTAAAACTGCCCTTGCTGGAATTGGTATTGCAGCAACCGTAAAGGGTTTGCAGTCTACGGTATTGGCTGCATCTAATCTTTCAGAATCTATTGCTAAGACAAACACAGTTTTTGGTAAAAACGCTCAAGCAATTCAAGACTGGTCAAGAACTACCGCAAGTGCATTAGGTGTTAGCCGTCAAGCTGCTTTAGAAGCTGCTGGAACTTATGGCAACTTGTTCCGAGCATTTGGAATCAACGAACAAGAATCCGCCAAAATGTCTACGGCTTTGGTTACATTGGCTGCTGATCTTGCTTCGTTTAACAACGTACCGATTGAAGATGCTTTATTAGCTTTGCGCTCTGGTCTATCCGGGGAAACAGAACCATTAAAGCGTTTTGGTATTGCTCTTAATGAAGCAAGACTTAAAGAACAGGCTTTAGCAGATGGCTTAATTAAAACCACT